CAGCTAGACGCGCATGCGCAGGACATGGAAGACGCGCATCGGGACATGGATCGCGAGAAGGAAATGGTCAACGCCGCGGAGGATCGCGCGATGGGCCGTGAGCAGATGAAGGCCAAAGAGAAGAAGAAAGAGACGGCGTGAACGTAGTCGTTTTCAAAGACGAGGTGTTTGGAACTGAGAAAATGGTTCCGGCATCATGCCCATGCTGCGCAAAGTGTTGGATAGTCGTTGAAAGCCAAAAGCGCACGATCGGTAAGTGCATCTATGGCGGGCCATATCGCGGCTACGTTGATGTGCCGGAATGATCGACCGCGATATGTTCGAGGAATGGCTGGCCAATCCTGTCACCGAACACGTTCTCGCCAAAGTCAAAGAGACCGCGGAAGCCAACAAGGCACTATGGGTCGAGACCAGTTGGGAAGGCGGCGACGCTGACCCCATGAAACTGTCGATCTTCAAAGCCCGGTATGACGCCGGGATGGATCTGAGTTCGATAACCTATGAGGATGTGAGCGATGAAGAACAACAGCGGCATTCTGCCGGTGGAGTATAAGGTTCTAATCGAACCTATTGAGGTTCAGAACAAAATCGGGAGCATTTACATTCCCGATGAAACCAAGGAGCGCGATCAGTTCGCCCAGATGAAGGGCATTCTGGTGGCGGCATCCCCACTGGCCTTCACCTATGACGACTGGAAAGAGCACGGCGACTCCAAGCCAAAGCCTGGCGACACTGTTCTGTTCGCCAAGTATGCCGGCGCGGTTGTTGATGGCAAGGACGGCAAGAAATACCGCCTCGCTAACGACAAGGACATTGCGGCGGTGCTCGCATGAGTGAGGAATCGCTCAAAGAGCAGGTCGAAGAGACCAACCACCTTCAAAATTTCGAGGACGACTCCACCCCTGAGGAGATGGACGAGGCTAAAACCCTCGGCTGGAAATCTCCTAAGGAATGGAAGGGCGAGCCTCCGAAGAACGGCTTCAAAAAGGCCAAGGATTTTCTTGCTCACGGCAAGGAAGTTCTCCCCATCGTGCAGAGCCAGAACAAAAAGCTTGAGCGCGAACTGGCGGATGCCAAAAAGGAGTTGAAGGAATTCAAGGCTGAACAGGCCAAGACCCTTGAGAACCTGGAGCGGATGTCACGCACGGCGCTCAAACAGCAGCGCCATCAGCTCAAGGAACAATACGAGGCCGTTAAAGAGGCCGCGGTAGAGGTCGGCGACAAGGACGCCTATCGCAAGGCTGACAAGCAGCAGCAGGAAGCCCTCGACAAGTTTGACGAGGCTGTTGCCGAGAAGAAAGAGGACAAAAAGGACGACGACAAGTCAAAGGCCCCGCCCGAAGTAGAAGCTTGGGTGAAGGCCAATCCTTGGTTCGACGAAGACGAGGAGGCCAAAGCCCTCGCCATCACGCGCCACGGCAAATTGCTCCGCGATCACCCATCCTGGTCAATGGAAAAGAACCTCGAAGAGGTCCGCAAATACGTCCAAAAGCGCTTCCCCGAGCATTTCGAGGAGGAGGCCGAGGAAGAAGAGAAGCCCAAGCGCAAGGGCTCGCCTGTCGAGGGCGGCGGCTCTCGTATGGGGGGCGAATCCAACCGCTCGGCATGGTCAAAGATCCCTGTTGATGCGCAGAAACAGGCCGATGTCTTCATCAAGGAAGACGGCTTGTTCCTGGAGAAGGGCGAGAACGCCAAAGAACATTTGCAGAAGGCGCGTGAGCGCTACGCAATGCAATATCTGGAGCAGAAATGATGAGCGAGATCGAGACCGTCAAACGAGGACCGGGCAGGCCGCCGCGGCAGGAGGAAGTCCAGCAGCGCAGGCGCCGCCGTGAAAGCCTCGGACCCGACCGCAATCTCAAGCTCCATGTTCCAGAGGACAAAAAGGACAAGAATTTCGTCTACCGTTTCGTGAACGACAGGCCCGGCAGGGTTCAGCAGCTCACGCAGGCAGACGATTGGGACGTTGTTCCCAGCATTACCGCGGAAGGCGGCAATGAAACGCGCGTTGCAGACAAGTCATCCGGTGAAAGAGCCGTACTGCTGCGCAAACCGAAAGATTTCTATGAGTCGGATAAGCTGGAAGAGCAAAAGCTGCTCGACGCAAGAGATGAAGCGATGCGTCGCGGCGCTCCTGACAGCGCAGAGGGGCTGAACAGCTCCGATAACGCCTACGTTCCGGGTGGCAAAAACATCATCGGGCGTGGGTAATCCTAAACCCACACTTTGGAGGCCTTAAATGGCTAACGTTGACTCCCCGTTCGGGCTGCGGCCCGTGCGGTACATGAGCGGCGCGCCCTACAATGGGGCGGTGAACGCTTATTCCACGGCTGCCGGCGACGGCACCGCCATCTATGTCGGCGATCCCGTCATTATCTCTGGCACCGCCCAGACGATCGGTGATGTGATTTACCAGGACGTTGACCAAGCCGCGACCGGCGACGTGATTGTCGGTGTCGTGGTTGCGGTCGATCCCGTCCTCGGAGCGGGCGCGAACGGTCGTGACTCGACCAAGCACCGTGCGGCATCGACCCAGCGCATCGTCTATGTCGCTGACGATCCGAACCTGCTGTTCGAAATCCAGGAAGTCTCTGGCGGCACGGCGCTCGCTGCGAACGACATTGGCTTGAATGCCAACTTCGTCGTTGCGGCCGGCTCGGCCACCACGGGATTTTCCGGGGTCGAACTGAACAACGCGACCGAGGCAACCACCAACACGCTCGATCTTCAGATTGTCGGCTTCCAGAACCGGGTCGGCAACGAGATTGGCGAGCATGCCAAGTGGCTCGTTCGCATCAATCGCCATCAGCGCGCCAACCAAGTCGCTGGCATCTAAGAGGAGCACAGCAACATGTCTGGCACCATTACCACTGGCAACCATCCCAAAGCCCTTTGGCCGGGGATGCACGCGTTTTTCGGCGCTCAGTATTCCGAGCACCCGACCGAATATACGCAGATCTTCGACTCCGAGAAGTCGTCCAAGGCCTACGAGGAAGACACCAAGCTCACCGGCTTTGGTCTCGCCCCGATCAAGTCCGAGGGCGCAGGCGTTCAGTACGACACCGAGTCGCAGGGCTACACCAAGCGGTATACGCCTGTGGTGTACGGCCTGGGCTATGTCGTCACCGAAGAGGAACTGGAAGACAATCTCTATGAGATCGTCTCCCGGCGCCGCATCAAGCGGCTGGCCTTCTCGATGCGGCAGACCAAGGAAATCGTCTCTGCAAACGTTCTGAACCGCGCGTTCAACTCGTCCTATACGGGCGGCGACGGCAAGGAACTGTGCGCGACGGACCATCCCTCGATGGCCGGCAACTTCCAGAACGAGCTGACCACTGCAGCCGATCTGTCGGAAGCCGCACTGGAGGATATGGTCATCCTGATCGGCCAGGCCAAGAACGAGCGTGGCCTGAACATCGCGTTGCGTCCAACCAAGTTGATCATCCCGGTCAACCTGCAGTTCGACGCCAAGCGCATCCTGAAGTCGGAAATGCAGTCTGGCACGGCGAACAACGACATCAACGCCCTGAAGGGAATGTTTGACTATTCGGTCAATCACTACCTGACGGATGCGGATGCGTGGTTCCTCAAGACCAACTGCCCGAACGGCATGCAGATGTTCGAGCGTCGCGCTCTGGCCTTTGCGCAGGACAACGACTTCGACACGGCAAACGCCAAGGCGAAGGCGACCATGCGTTTCGCGGTCGGCTGGACCGATCCGCTTGGCATGTTCGGCACGCCCGGCGCGTAAGACCTCTGGGGCGGCCTTCGGGCCGCCTCTTCCTTCTCACCATCGGATTCCTTTCACCAAGGCCCCAACGGGTCGATTGGGAGACTTTCCATGTCTGCTTCCATCATCTCCAATTACCCGAACGGCTTTGCCAACGGCATCGCCATTCGTGGCATGCCCCTTTCTGTCTGCCATCCCGGCAAGGTTTTCTGGGTCTACAACGGTACGGCCCTGCTTCCCGGCCAGCGCGGCGGCTCCAACGGCAACAAGGGAACGTTCGAATCCCCGTTTGCGACTGTTGACTACGCGGTTAGCCAGTGCGTGGCCAACCGTGGGGATATCGTATTCATCAAGCCGGGCCATGCCGAGACCTTTGCGGCGGCTGACGGCTTTGATCTGGACGTGGCTGGTGTAGCTGTCGTCGGTCTCGGTACCGGCACGCTGAAGCCGCAGTTCACGCTGTCGGCGACCACCTCGGACGTGAACATCTCGGCAGCTAACTGTGCTCTGATGAATATCGGACTCGTTCCGAGTACGTCGGACGTTGTTCGCGGCGTTCAGGTCACGGCTGCACATGCGACCATCAAAGGCCTTGATGTTCTGGATGCTGGCGGAACCAACGAGATCCTGACCGCGATCAAGGCGACCAGCACGACCGACAACAATGCGGACGGTCTCTGGATTGAAGGCTGCCGCGCCTACAGCACCTCAACGGCGGTTCTGGAGTTCCTGGAGTTCAACGCCCACATCAACGGCCTTGTCTTCAAGGACAATATCATCATCAATGAAGGCACTGCTGCGGGTGTGGCGATTGCCGGCGCGACCGGCAAAAACCTGCTCAACGCCTACATCGGGTTCAATAAGACCTCGAACAAGGCAACCTCGGGCAACATCTTCATTGACTCGGACTCGACGGCTTCGACTGGCATTGCCGAGAACAACCTGATGGGCCACGCTGACGTGACTGGCGCTCACGACAACGGTCTGACTGGCATGGGCTTCCGCCTGTTCAACAACCTCAGTGTTTCCACTGCCTCGCTGTCCGGCTTCGTCCTGCCGGCCATTGACGTGGACCTGTAAGACTTGAAACTGGCGGAAAACGAGGTCTATCGCTGTATCAAGGCGGTAGACATCGGTCCTGCACTCGGTTCGCTCGGCGGCCTCCAATGGATGCGCGCCGGGCAGACCGGGAAATATCCTTGCGACGTCGTTATTAAAAAGCAGCTACCGCGCGAGGTCATGGCTCTTGTCGAGTCGCTTGACCTCGGCGGCACCTTGGCAAGGGCAGTGCTGCGCAGGCTTTCACCGCGCCAATCCATCCCCCCGCATGTGGATGACTGGATGCCGGCAGAAGCTGATTGGCGGCGCTTCCAGGTACCGTTAATCACGCATCCCGATGTTGTGATGCGATGGCCTGACGATGGCGTGTCGGTTCATCTAGAACCGGGCTTTCTGTACGAGGTCCGCTACGACCGCGCCCATGAGGTGGTTCATGGGGCGGAATGCGAGCGCATTCACCTGCAAATCGACCAAGTAGACGCAACCATTTAGGAGACGGCTTACATGGCCGATACCGTTGACACCAAGGTCATTCGAAATTCGAAGGGCCACTATACTGTCACGATCCAGAACCGATCTGACGGCACGGGCGAAAGCGACGTGACGAAGGTCGATATTTCAACCCTGTTGAATTCGGCCGGCGCCGCCGCAACCTATACCTCGATTGAGCGCATTGATTATGCGGTGTGGGGCTTTAACTACGTTCTCCTGGAGTGGGACCACACCACGGACGATGAGATTGCCACGCTTGCCGGCGTTGGCTCGATCGACTGGACGTATGAGGGCGGGAATAAAGACCCGCAGTCCTCGGGTGGGACTGGCGACATCCTGCTGACCACGAGCGGCACCACGGCGAACTCTGGTTATAACATCACCATTCGGCTGAAACTTAAATGAGCAAGTACGAGCCGGAGCGCGGTAAGAGGAAATCTAATATCCTCTCAAAGTTTGGCGCCTCGCAGGCTGGAAG